CCTTTCGGAAGATTGCGTGGATGATTTTTTAGAGGCCATAGGTGTACACGTTCGCATTTATGAATCTTGTTATATCTGTATGTATATTCCTTACAAAGAGCATATAAATGTTCCCAGTGCCAGTCGTAGTTATCACTAGATTCCATGGACCATACAGTACACGGATGACGTTCATGAACATTGCACATAAGAATTAATTCCATTTCAAGGTCATCGGCACCATCATATAGATCATAATACTTGATCATACGTTTACCGGATTTAGATGGCTTAAGTCGCATCTTACCGTCTAGCAATCGATGTACCGTCGATAGCATTTGTGCTGATTCTGTAATCATCTTGACTACATGCTTGTCACACTGCATTTGAGCAGCAACTACTGGATCTTTATCTAATACAAATATGTTCATAATACCCTCATTATACCGTATATTAGTCTTGAAGTAAACCCGGAAAAGCTTCTTTTACCAAAGCTTTAGTAATACCAGATGGCTTTTCTTTATTCACCATATTAATTACTAATTCTGCATCTTTAGGATGTACACTTTCGATAACACTAATAAAGATACTCTCACGCTTATATGGCGGTAGCTTATCACCCGGACCGCCTTTTACAAAATACTGGAACTGCTTATTCTGTCCAATTAAGTTACTAGGGTGATTGTGCTCTTCTGATGCAGTATATGGTGGGGCACCTGGTGGAAGATTCCATACTACATTTTTATCCATTGAACCACGGATAATATCTTTAAGAGCCCAAGTCTCGTTTTCTTTTAAGATCTTAATTTTATTTTCTTTCTTTGAGGCTTTTTGTACTTCTTCTAATACCTCGAATACATATTGTTTCATTAAACGAACTCCTGTACACTTTCAATTAGTCTATTCATTCTTTTTGCAACAAGATAAGGGAATACCTTTGTTTTATTTTCTACTGGATCTTGTTGTTCATAATTATCTATAATTAGTGTTTTTAGATTTTCTGGTGTCTTAGTAAGATCAATAAGAGTTTCATTACGCTGATAGTTACGATACCAAGATGCAGCATATAAAAGTTCTCCCTCTGCAAGGTCTTCAAGGACAGATTCTATTTTTTTACGTGTAAGCGGTGTTTGCCTACGTCCTTCTACCAGAACATCGTCATCTGATAGGATATTTGGTATACCGTCACCAGTGTCGCCTTTTAGGATCTTTTCTTTAAGATTGACCCGGGGATTAGTATCTACGACTTGCTTCTTTAAGAGTGGTGACCATTGTTTAACATTCTTATATTTCTGGAGCTGTTTGAAATCCCCATCGGATGATACAATCATTACATCTTCATAGTTGCCAAATTCTTGTGTACGTTCTACAAGTGTACCAATAATATCATCTGCTTCACAACCTTCTAGATGAATAACTTTGTATGGAAAGTTTTCGCGTATTTCATCTTTAATGGTATGCATAATACGGAAAGCTTCATTCCAATCGAATGTAGATGCATCACGATCTTTTCTACGGTTACCTTTATACTGAGGAAAGTATGAACGACGCCAGTTATTCGCGCCATCGCACGCGAGAACTACTTCACCGTATTCATCTCTAAATTTCTTATTGTACATACGTAAAGAATTTAGAGTCATATGGCGTACCATAGCTTCATCTAAGGTTTTATGGATAAGAATAGATGCTAAGCATATACCACTAAAGTCGACTATGATCATGATATCACCTATAGATTAAATTTAATATTAGATTGATATTTTGTCATATCGAATTTTACTAACATTCGGATTAGTTCTGATTTGTCATTTGCATAAAACCGATAAACAGGATTTCCGCCACCTGGACCAAAATCTGATACAAGCTTAACTGAGACTTCGAGCCGTTGACAGGCCTTTAGTAGTTCGGCAGGAGGATATTCGCCGTCGATATCCAGTTGTACAGTGTAAGTCATAATATATCCTTTTCCTAATTGTTAGAGTATTATACCATAGTTAGCCATGGATGTAAACCCACTATATCGAATTCATTTGGAAAAAAATGGGGTTTACAAACGGTGTAAAATCCGGTATAATAAGCTAACGTTACGCAGGGGATAGAATACCCGACTACGTTTTTCTTACGTGGTTTGAATGTATCTTACAGCCGATAAACTCATTAAAGTAATCGTCTGTTAAAAGAACATCATTTTCGAATTGTAACTTAGCTTCATAATAAGACATTTCACCTTTACTTACACAGAGCCTTAAGATTTCTCTTTTGTAATTATCTGGCCCTTTTTGTTCAAGCAGTAATTGAAATTTCTTATTAGATCCATAATATTTTCGCCAGTCAGATTCAACTCTGGTTTTGATTCGTCTAGTTCTTTTACTATTTTTTGGTAATATCTTAGGCCGCCAGAAGTTCTTTTTACCGATATATTTTTTATTTGTATCCAGCTCTGTGAGGATGTATACAAACCCTTGGTATTCTTCTGGGGTAATATCGAAGGGTTCATTTTTATAATACCATGTCATATAGTTATATATTATTCTAAAATATCAATATCTAATGATTTTCTTTCAACTTCAGCACGTCTTCCACACATAGGACAAAACGCAGGTTTTTCTAATGCTATAGCATATGTTTCACTATCACATTCTTCACATTCAATTAGATATTCATCCATCGGCTATCCTTTTTAATATTTCTAACTTACGTATATCGGTTGCGGTAAACCATTCGCGAATTTCATCTTGCGATCTACCACAACCTATACACTTTTCGTTATTTATAGTACATACCATTATACATGGTGAAGGTACATTAGAAGTCGATTTCACAAGCACCACCAGCACAAGCTGCTGCACCAAGAGTATCAACGTCTGTATATTTCTTTTCAGTAAGATCTTCCATCCAATTAATTGTTTTAAGATTGGTTTGGATCTTGTTCCATTTATGTAAGAGATATGCATCCTTAAGACAATACTCTGCCTTTTTAATATCCCCTTTTAAATAGTTATCTGCAAAGTTATTAAAACGTCGTACCCAGTCTTGTCTTGCTGCATTCTCAGAAGATTCTAAGGTAATATCTAATCCATAACCTTGTGCTGTTGAACAAGCATCCCATAAATTAGAAAATACTTTTAAGGCATCAACAACTAGACCTGATGCAAAGATTGAAGCAGCATCATATTTCTTTACCATTTCCTTTGCAGTAATAACAGCAGTATTTGGTGCTTGATTAAAATCTTTATCTCCCATCATAGAAAGGAAAGAAATACCAGCAAATGAATGTCTGTTTTCAAATACATATTTTTCTACTTCATCCCAATCATCAACAAGGATAGTATTTGAAACATTATGACGTACACCTTTATCTGCACAAAGATCTTCATTTGTCCCAGCATCTACCCAATGCTTTTGGGCTTTCTTAACTAATTCTAGATGCTTAACACCAATTAGATCGTCTTTATAAATTGATCCTTCATTTGGTAAAATAGGAAACGAAACTACGACGTCAGTACCTGATGCAGACCATACTGACTCTTCGACCATATAAGGATTAGATTTAATAATGGCTTGTGTAATTTCAGATTCTTTATTTAACTGCACATTTCTTATATACATAGGGGAATGTTCAGCATGAATACCGGAAGCAGTTTGAAGTAATACGGAAGCATTGCCACTGGGCTTAACACAAGTAGTCCTAGCAGCAGGATTAATGCCGATAAGTGCAGAAACTTTTTTATTTGTTTCTCTAACAATCTTAGCTCCTTTTTCCAGAATTTTCTCGTTAAACAAAATATCAGGATTGTTCATCCAGCCTGTAACTGATACACCTAATAGTGCTTCTCTATCAAAGATTTTCTTTGATGTATCTGATAAGAATCTAAAGTCAGTGTACCCAGCTTGTAGGGTACCGAGGATAGACGCTGCACGGCATGCCTTATAAAAGTCTTCCTCGGTATTGCACATGCCTCCGTTGATTTCCGTTAGGTTACAACCTTGCCACCCAGATTTTCTACCAATCTGGGGATACATACCAATTTCAACACATGGATTAGTTGTATGTTCGGTTGATTCAACAAAGACAAATCCTGGCTCACCAAATTGTTTAACAGATTCCATAATCTTGCCAAATTGTTCTGGTGTAGTTTTATCTCTAACAATAACAGCAGAATTATTCGATCTGCCTCTTTGTGGATTATCCATAAACCAATTGCCAGTCTTTGCTGTCATCATTTCATCATCATCTGGTGAAAAAAGACAGATAGTTGCTGAACGACGAACCCCACCTGATAGTACTGCATCTGCTGCATGCATAGCAATATCATATACATTGATAGGTTTAATCGCAATAGGTTCTTTGGAATCTAGTACAATACCTTGAAGTAAATGTTCGATTTTGTCGAGTGAACGACGTAGACCTTCTGGACCTGGTGCTTTAAAGCCACCAGAAATTTTAGCCCCCTTTGGTCTAATATTTGTAAGATCAAAAAATACTCTACGTCCTTCGTAGTCGGGATGTTTACCCCCACCAACAAAATAAGAAGACATTAGTACATCTAGTGCTGATGCCCAACCTTCAATAGAGTCTTCTACAATATAACCTTTAGCCTGCTTAGTACGGGCTTGTAATTTTGGTAATTTTTTAATATGATGTTTCTGTACAGAAAAACCTGCACCTGCACCGCAAAGAAGAATATAGAACAGTTCACCAAAAAAATCTGGTCTATCTGCATATGATGAGGTACAATTATACATACGCATTTGGTGTTTCATTAATTGTTCACCACCAAATTGCAAAGCGCGCTGAGCACCAAGAACTCTTTGTTCTTTATAGGCCTGTCTTGCTTCTTCGAAGTATTCTTTTAATTCATTATTTTTTGTAATATAGTTTTTTTCGTGCATTTCAATAACACGATCTACTGCTTCATCCCAAGTTTCATATCTAGCTTCATCTTCAATATATCGGGAGTAGCCTTCATAGAACTTTGTTTCCGACAAAAACCTTCTTGTGTCAACAGCTGCTGTTGCCATTTTGTCACCTCTTTTTGTTTGATTTTTTATTAATGTATATTATATATCAAATGGCGAATTTTGTAAACCCCTATTTTGAGCTATTCTGAAAAATATTTTTCTACCATCTCAAGCATATCATCGTACTTGGCAATCTGTTCCATTTCTGTTTCAATTGCTTCCATAATATCCGGATGCTCACCTACACCAACTGGATTGGTAAGATATACTTCAACATTCATTCTATGTTTATCTATATGTCCCTTTGCATGGGATTGAAAGGCTGATAAAATATCGTCTCTTAAGTCTGTCATAATTAATCCTTTGTTGCGGCTTTTTTACCAAAGATCCTATCATATCCTGGATCTTCATCGTAAGCATTAGCCCATTTGTTTTCAGTAAATTCTGCAAAGTCAATTAAGTTTTCAATATCATGATCAAGTTCTGACAGCCATAAACTATTTTCTTGCAATGTCTTTTTTATATCAGCAATATCACGAGCCATATTAACTTCATCTTCTATAGCCATCTTGCTTGTAAGTTCGCTTACTTGACCTTTTAATGTTTCTATTGTTTGTGCTTGCTGTGCTGTCCACCATACAAATGCACTTACTTGCATAACAATAGCAATAACAACACCAATACCAAATTTCATATTCATTTAATTTCCTATCTGAGCGTTTACTTTTCTATGACCATTCCAAGCAACGAATCCACCGATGCGCAGTGCCCAATATGCCAAGTTATTAAGAAAGTGGAATCCGTTTTGTTCGATGTTAATGTCTCGAAAGATCTGATCTGCTTTCTTTTGATCGATCTCCCCCATAGTTGATTTTTTGTCTGCCTTTAAGAGTGTAGCATATTTATAGGCATAGTCATGTACCAAACCGCCCATTAAAAGAACACCGGTTGGTGATAGCCATGTATGTAAAAACTTAGGAATTGATGCACCATCAAATGTAAATCCTGCAGGGATTACATATTGTTCACCGTCAATTTCGTATGGCCAATCCTGAGCTACCATCCAGTGGCGAGTACCTGTTAGCCACATCCATATTGCACTCCAGAAACCTTTACCTGCTGTATCAATCTTAATAGGCTTTAATTGTGGCATTTCAACATATCTAAAACCAATAATATCTTCATCTTGATCAACACCTAATTTGTTGATAATCCATCCTATGATAATTAAAATACCTACGATAGTAAATTGCCACCATGTGACAAGCTGATCGATAATGAAGTCCATTATTGTGTCTCCTGTTTTGTTTCCTCCGTCACTGCCTTTTCATAATATACTATGATTTCTTTCTGTTGATTTATATATCTTTTTAATTCAGAGATATTGAGTGCTAGATTTTCATAATCTTTCATACTTAAAGCAACAAAAGCCAGGTCACCATATAACTCTGTAAACTCTTTTTCAAATTCCTCAAAGTTATCTTTAGTAACTACAAAAACTCTTGTATCACTGAGCTGGAGTGGTTTTGGTAGAGCTACTGTTGGTATCTGTACCTTCTCCACTTTGGTTACTACTTTTACTTCCGGCTCCATCCGGCCGCTGCAACCACTGAGGATTAGGACGGTTGCCATCACCGCCAGTATCTTCCATAAGACCACGCCACAGGTTTGCTGAAGCGCCATTCATCTTTCCTTCTAATTGTTTAGAGTCTCGTAATGCTTCCACCACAAGATTTAATTTACTTAGTTTAGTTCTAAGTTCATCTCCATATGCTTCTGCCCTTTGCAATGAAGTAGATAGTTCTTTATTTAAGTTACCAAGCTTTACCATATCTTGTTGTAATGTCGCAACAGATTGCTCTGCAGTCTCTACAGCAGATTCTAGTTTAACGTTGTTTTCTCGAAGAGTAGCAATAGTTGCTTGTGTAGTGTCGTAGTAGTATTTAGCACCATAACCAATACCACCTAAAATTGCAATAATAAAAATTAGTGCATAGATCCTAGCCATTATCTTCCATATACTTTCGGAACCTTTTTAAAAGTACCGGATGGTCCTTTTTCTTTCTACGCCTATCATGTACAGTCATAGCTCTATAGCTAGGACCTGCAGCTGTTGTAGCTGGATTAGGAATAGAAGCTGTACTAGTAGCTGGAGCAGCATCATTTTCTGTTACTTTTTTCATCGATAAATCTCGTTTATTGTAATGAATATTTTTTGATTTGTTTTAACATGAACCGCCTCATATATATCCATACCAAATACATCTCCAATTGGATAAGAATCTTCCGATATACGAATTTGATCTTTAGGCCATACCATTTCTTCACATGAATGGTTTAAAAGTTTAGGGTTATATACACGATAAAGACCTGGGGAAAGCTGTTTATCTTCTAATAAAAACCATTTACTTTCTTCAGCAAGAAAATCCAAAGTATCTATATTACACTCAGAAATGATTTTTTCTAGATTCTTGTCTGTAAGATTTAATTTTTCTTTAATTAGAAAAAGTGCCGCAGCGAAACTACCAAGTTTAGATCCACCGCCGGGTATGTTCGATAACAGCCGTTTAATGTTAGCAGCAAGACGTATAAAAGGAGTATATGCAGATTTCTTTTCATCTGAATCTAATTTTACACTCTTAACTCTTTTACCATCTTGGTCTATAATACCTAACTTATAAGCATCCCAATTTTCCCACTTCATTACTAACATTCGAATGAAGCGAAAGGTATAAGTAAGATCTACTGCTCTTTTAACTAATCCCATTATATTTTCCTTAAGGCTTCAACTACTGTTGGATCCATTATAATACCAGTATATTGATTATTTGTAATATATTTTAGAAAAACTAAAAAAGGTTTAATTACTGGCCAATGTCTATCTTCAAGTTTTAGATCTAATATATTTAAAGCTGCTTCAATACCAAATGAATTAAAAACAACTATTAAATGATTTAGTATTAATCTTTCAGCTAAATCATCATTTTCAATATAGCGATTAAGCAACCTTTTAATATATTTAAAACGTTTTAAATCCTCATAGAATTCTTCAATGTCAGAAAACTGAGGATTGTAATAATGCTTTGCCGCATATAGAAAAAGGTTGTCTTCTGTGAGTTCATTAAATTTCATCATAAGAGTATATATTACTCTAGATGCTCTGATAACTCCTCGATAAGATCATCTTTTCTTTTGCGTCTATCAAGTTCAATGCCATGCTGTCTACCAAGAGATTCAAGTTCAAATTTAGTCATTTCTTCGAGAGATGAATTATTTTGTGGTGCTTCTCTTAAGAATGTAGGAGGAGCAGTACTAATACCATTCCATTCATCAATCTGAGATTGACCAATTGAAGTTGCTTGAAGTAGTTCTTTAGTTCTTGGATCTACCCAACCTCTAGTAGTTGGAATAGCATGTTTACACCAATTTGGGGGATTAATAGCCATATTATTTCTCATCTTTCTCTTGGTACATTGAAGCATATGCCTCTTTTAATCCAGTCATATTATCATACGATTCTGTTTTAACGTCTGGAGCCTGACCTTTTTTAGTAATATCATCAGCTGGATTAACAACCTTTTTGTCACCGTCTTTGCTATCATTTGGTCTAGCTTTTTTACCGGGTCCTGCACGACCAGCCTTTGCCGCATCATCATGACTTTGTTTTTCCAGATCTTTATATCTTCCATCGTCTTCATTATCATCTTTCATCTTTTTAGCACCAGCACCCTTTAGAGCATCTTCTGGCTTTTCAGCCTTATCTTTATTTGGGCTATGGTTTTCACCTTCAAGAACAGACATTAATGCCTGACGAATATGTGATACATTTACAGATTCTTTCTGTTCCATTTCACTACCTTTAGTTTTACCTGAATCTAGCTTAGGATTCATTGTTGCATTTTCACCAGGCTTTTTCTTTTTACCTATTACAGGCTTAGCACCTAATTCTTTATCTTGTTTTTTAATTTCAAGGTCTTTATAATAACCTTCTTTTTGTTCTCTATTATTTTTGATAGTGTCAGTGACACCCTTAACATTTTTACCAGTAAGCTTTACTGAATCGTATCCTGTATTAGGACCTTTTTTCACAACAGTATGCTTAACGCCATGTTTTTTCAATAAAGCTTTAAAATCAGGATCTGTATGATCGATGTCATGCAATACTGTTTCTTCAACTGATTCTTTTGAAATAGCCTTTGAAATAGCTTTACGACGAGCATGTAAATATTTGTCCGATGAATCTACATCACCGTCATTGTCAATATCTTTATCTTTACGATCTTTATGCTTACCTTTGAGTTCGGACTTATTTACAGGATCCATTGCTTCTTTATAATTTTCCTTTTTAATCCAATTTGAACCATTTGGGTCATTTGATTCATATTTACACGATTCATTAGTAGGTTTGCCATATGAATCACCGCAACTTTTGCAGCACATTTCACTCATATCTTTTTTTTCTTGGACCGGTTGTTGAGTGGCCCACTCTTTATTGAAAGGATTATTTCCAAACATTATATTCTCCTAGGTTAAAAATTGAGCCACATACGCTCCAACCGCTGCGATTAGAGCGGCATATACTAATTTATTTATAAGACATACTGTACGATGATTTTCATCTACCTTTTTTTCAATCTCGTCTAATTTACTAGAAAGTCTATTAACTCTCTCATGATTATTATCTTGGTTTTTTGCCATTTGTGCTAACTTCTCCTCGGCACGAGCAATAGAAATCATGGCATCAGCCAACTTGTCAAGTTTTTCCTCAATTCTATCTAATCTTTGATCAGTAGTATCAGCCATGTTTTTAATCCGTTATATTAAATCTTAAATTTTTGTGATCAGGATAAGTCACTGCAATATGACCTTCTGGACAATCATAATCAATATATGCAATCAGTGTAGCGGTCCCCCTTGCTACCTTATGTACATGCCCTTTTTCAAGTTTCATCTTATATGCAAATGTATCGATCTTGTCATTTGCAGGACCCATAAACTTTCCAATGCTACTCGTGGCAGGATGTACAATGTTTTCACTATCTCTAATTGATAACGTAAAATCTGTCACAGTACAATCATCTCTATGTTTTTCTCTAGCAACCTCAACCTTAAACTCTCCATCGGCAGGACCATCTGAGATACTAAAGTATTCTGGTGCCCAAGTCATTATATCCTTACTAGAAAATTTATTCCATACGGTATATCCACCGCCAAGCATTGCCAGTGTTGCCGTTATAACACCAATGCCTTTCGTAATATTTTCTATATCAGGAATTAACATTTCCACCTTCTACGAGCTTGACGTAATCTACTATTAGGATCTGCTGCTGCTTTAGGAAACATTTTCATTTGACCAGCACTTCTAGCACAATATGATTTTCTTCTACCTGCTGCTTTACTACCAGGTTTTACTTTACCAGTTACAGCAGTTTTAAGATTACCACCAGTCTTACGATTCACAGCATCAACACCCTTCTGTGTCATACCAGCGCCTTTTTCAGTCGCCCGGAAATGACCTTTAGAGTCTTTCCCTGTTTCTTCTACAAACTGTCTAAACTTAATCACCAGGTTTCTCCGATTTTAAATAATCCCTAACAGAGTCAATATAATCTGTTGCTTTAGTAATTTTATTCTGTACCCATTCTGGTAAATTATCATTATCACCAAGCATTTTGCTAAGTTCTTGCGCAGCATCGATCATGGTATTTAACTGGGTTTTTGCCATATCACCTTCTTGATCATATTCACCAGGATCTTTATCATTATCCTCTTTAATATATTGCTTTTGGCGAACTTCCTCTATAGCTGAACGTAAGCTCATTTCTTTTGTCCTTTGCGAATCTTATCAGTAATTCTACTCTTTGCAAGTTTAATACCCTTTTCGCGTTTCCGCATAGTATTCAGATCTTTTGAATGATCCCCTTTTCTAAGAATAGTAGCAACTGCCGAATTAGTAGCTCGGTCTTTATTTTTCTTTGCGGCATCATAATATTTGTTTATTTTATTATATGAAGATTCATCTACTTCATTCTCTTCTTCATCACGGCCTTGGGCTTTTAAACGGAATGTCTTCTTTACATCAGCATCGGTAACACGTTTAACAGAACTAATCATTGAAGGTTGCTTAACAATTTTACGTAGCTTCTGTTTCAATTGTCCTGGACCCATATCAGACATAAACATCATAGGAAGGCCTTCAATCTTAACCTCAAAACTAGTTTCTTCTTTTACAGACTTATCTTCAAACTGGCCAGTTTTCTTATTATAAATCTTGCCCTGTTTACGTTTAATTGGAACTTTTAAATTTGGCAATTTACGGTCCATTTTAAATCCTACAGTTTTTTCTGATTTAACTATCTGCTTATCCATAGGTACCATACGTATACCGGCTTTGCCATCAGGTTTAGTATAAGTTTCAGGCTTCTTGTCTGCGGATTTAACACCTTCATTCTTTGCAGAAAGATATGCTGCTAGAGCCATATCCCGACGTTCTTTTTCGGATTTGCCTTTAAACTGTGGAGCATCAGATTTTTTAAAATCTTTGATCCAAGCAGCTGCACCATCTGAAACTTTTAATGGCATTACTTCATACTCCCAATCTTTTTACGAGTACCCATTTGCTTTGTGTCAGGTTTGTTAATCAAGCCATGAACGTCTTTACCAGAATCATCCTTACCATGCCATCCAGCAGCTTTTCCTGGTGGGAGTTTAGTAATCTTTCCACCTTTAGCAAGAAAAGCTTTTACAGCATCTGAATTTTCGTCTGTAGGACGTGCTGTAGCCATTTTACTACGAACAGAATCTGCCCTATCTTGTGCTTTTTTAGCATCACCCGGTTTACCGAAATGACGAGCGGTATCTACCTTCATTTGCGTATTACCGTGTCTATTTGTAGCAACTGCTTTTTTATAGTATTTGGTTTTTAACCCTTGGCTAATTTCTTTAAAGGTTTTCATTTCTTTATCTTTCCTTTTTGTTTCGCCCACAAATCGGGGTCACCTTTTACTCTTGTACGCCCGCCAGTCATAAAACTATTAACCCGTGCCATACCCCATTGTTGTGGAGTAGTACCAGGCTTATGTCCGACCTTCCAAGCAGCTACGCCTCTTTTATATACTTGCTTTAGGATACTAAGGGAGTATCCTCCTTTTTTAGCCTTTGCTGCAAGTGCAGCATCAGCATTTTCTACAATAAAGTTTTTAAATCCGATCATGTCGTTTCTCTATTTTTTTTAAGGGTGTCTCTCATACGTGCGCGATCCATCATACGATCATGTTTTATTTTATCCCGCTCTTTTTCTCTTTCAATTCTTTTTTTAGCAATATCTGTTGCTTGGTCTTCGCCATACATTTGTTTAAATCTTTTAGTATACTGTGAAGGCTTTGTTCCTTTTTTACGTGCGGCCTTATCGCCTGGTGCATCTTTATATGCACTTGGGTCATTATCATCTCGCTTAGTCATTCTTTGGAAATGACGATGCCGTGCAGCTTTTGTAGACTTTGATTTAATACCCTTTTGGAATGTAGCCGGCTGTGAGCCTGGAAGTTCATCAATATCTTTATCTTGGCTTACCTCAATCTTTTCAGGAACACAGTTTGGAACTGCTTTCCCCTTCTTCATCTTAGTACCAACTTGTTTATAACCGGTCCAGCAAGGATCTGCTGCTTCATTAAATACTTCATATTCAAATCTTGGTTGTTCAATCTGTTCAACAGCATCTAACCATTTACGATATTGGTTACCACTATTTTCTACAATTACGTAATTAGATCCAAGAACCTTAACAGTTCCTACTTCACCAGATTCTTTTACAACTACTGTATCACCAACTTCAAAAAGCTTACCATCTACATAAGATTCTCTAAGATTTGAAACAGGATCTAGTTGAACATGATTTTTAAATTCCCTTTGTTCTTTTAAGCCAATACCTTTACGTACTGCATTATATACGGCCTTTGAATCTGCATTTGATAATCTCTTAGGCATATACTGAGCAAACTTAGTAAAGTCACCATCCTCTGCATATCCTCTTAACTTAGTACCAGATACGCCTTCAACACCTTTAGATTCAGGATCTCTTTTACCGGCATTCATTACAGAAATACGTTCAAAGTTATAGAAACCGTGTTTAGCTTTTTTACCGTTATATTTGTTTAAAGTAATCTCGTACTCGCGCACGCGATCTGAGCCTGCAATAATTACGACTCTTTTAAATCCTTCATTATAAAAAGCTGTCATAGCATCAAAGATAGTCTTCAGCTTTTTATCCATCATGATCTGACGTGCATACTGGGGAAATCCTTTACGTGCAAATTTAATCTTTTGTATAAACGGAATAGGATTTTTGTTTTGATCTTCAGACTGAGTTAAATAAATTCTAAATGGATTATTTCCTGCCTTTGCTTTCAAAAAATCTAAAAGCTTTTCATGACCAGCCGTAGGAGGATTCATTCGACCCCATACAAAGTATAAGGTTTTTTCCTCTTCAACCAGATAATTACGAAATGA